ATTAGAGAAAGAAATCAAACTGAACATTTGTTAGCTTTGATCAAAAGAAATTTAGCTAGTCCGAGAATATCGTCAGTGTATTCTGACGAACTTTTTTTCAGATACAATAGTAGACAAATTCTCTGAAATTTACATTGATAATAACTTGTTTCAGTATTATAAAGATAAACCGGTGGAATTAAATTCTTCTTTATTAAAAGAGTGGTTAAGTAAACAGAAACCATCAGTAATAACAAAATTAGTCTCAATGTTACCTAATATGAAGCCGATTAGTGAGACAAATATACAACATTATGAGTTGACCATAAAACCTCTACCCAAACCTAAGTTAGATAATACAAATAATAAAGAATATCTATCTTTGCAAACTATTCTATTTCATAGCAAAGATATAAATTCCTTTTTTGGTCCGATAATAGCAGAGTTGAAAGGTAGATTGCTAATTTTATTAAAGAAAAAATTCTTAATTTATGCAGATATATCTGTAGAAGACTTTGAGAATGTGTTGACAAAAAATTTTTCACATTTGATTCCGTTGTTGCATAAAAGTAAAAAATTAGAAATAGATGTGTCAAAGTATGACAAATCCCAAAGACGAATTCATTTATTGGTGGAAACAAAAATTTTTAAATTGTTGGGATTACCAGAATATATTTGTAATCTGTGGATTACAGCTCATACCCATACCCAATTTTCCAACAGTTCTGTTGATGTATCCGGAGAAATTTTGTATCAAAGAAAATCCGGTGACGCAGCTACTTTCTTTGGTAACACTATAGTATTAATGGCTTCACTTTGTATTCTTTATGATTTATCTGAGACATATTTATGTATGTTTGCTGGGGATGATTCATTACTCTTTTTCCACCCTAATACAACTCAAAATTTAGATAAAAATAAAGAATGTGCGGAAGTTTTCAATTTTGAAACCAAAAACTATTATTATAACTATTCCTATTTTTGTTCAAAGTTTTTGTTAATTACTGAAAACCACTTTTGGTTTGTACCAGACGTTGCTAAAGTGTTAATTAAGTTAGGAAGAAAAGACCTTAAGAATCCGGTTCATGTGGAAGAATTCAGAAGATCTTATAATGACAATTTAAAACACCTAGGTAATCAGTATATTTATGATGTTTACAATAACGCCTTAACAGAGAGATATAAAACAACTTTTAACTTTCAATTATTGTTTATGACCATTTGGTCTTTAGTTTCCGATCCGAATAATTTTAATAGTCTCTACGAGATTCCCAAAGGTGGTGTGTTAGACTTAACTTACACACCCCTGAGAGAATTTTAGTTATGTGGTGTAATTTTGTAAATATGTAAATAAATGTATATATTACCGTATAAATAATTAAATAAATTAATAA